TTGATGGTAAAGAAGTCTCAGTTGAGTTGGACCTATCACAACACCTTGAAGAAGATGAATGAGATGAAGGAGTTGATTTTAAAGTCTCGTGTCGATATCGCCGAACTGCGCACAAAAAACGAAGATTATCACGACAAGTTTTTTACGCGTTATATGGATGCACGTAAGAAGGCAGGTTTGCCTGATAGCGATGACTCGTTTATCAAGTACATGTGTGAAGATATTGACATTGGCTTCTAAGAAAAGATCCTACGATCCGGCTTGTCATAACTATTTTATAGACAAAAAACTATAAAATGACGCCCATTGACCATACATGGTATATTAATTTAGAACATCGTACCGATCGTCGAGAACAAATTGAAGCCGAGTTGAACAATATGGGAATAGTTGCTGAACGTTTCCCTGCAATTTATGATTCTTTTGGTGCACTTGGATGTTCCATGTCGCATCTTGCGGTATGGCAACTTTCCAAACAACGTGGATACAAACGTATTTTAGTGTTTGAAGACGATTTTATGTTTCGCATTTTACCGCATCAATGGAAAGAGGAGATAGAGGCATTGGAAACCATTACCTTTGATGTATGTATGCTTTCTTATAATGTTATACATTCTTCACCAAGTTGTTACCCGTTTGTGTCTCGTGTCCATGATGCGCAAACAGCTAGTGGATATATACTAAATATGGAATATGTAGATACATTATCTAACGTAGTACAAGCATCTTTGGAACCTCTTCGGAGTACACATAACAAGCCACTCTATGCAGTTGATATGGTAATAAAGCCTCTCCAAAAAAGCGATAATTGGTATCTCACCACTACTCGTATTGGCACACAACGACCCGGATTTAGTGATATTGAACAAGCTTATGTGGATTATTCTATATTTGAATCAAACAATATACGAGAATGAGATTTCATCAACTCAATTGCTTCTTTTACATGTTCTTCTGAAATCAAAACAAGATTTGATGCATAACTGTTCATATATAGTATTGGTATACCTGCATCAGAAAATAAACCACTTAGAAAGTGTACAATACCGATATGATAAATACCAGGACAATCTTCGTGGATCGAAAACAAGTGATACCATCGCGGATCAAACTGTTTTGATAGTTTTTCAAACCATTCATCATGACTATCTTTGTACTTGTACACGGTATACTCTTTTCCAATAGAAATAGTTGCTAGTACAGATGGTGGTAAATGAGTTGGTGGAGGATATTCAATATCATAGATGCGAACAGTTTTTTGTAATGCAGATACGGAAAACATGTTTGTATATGATATGACATTTAAACTATTTTTAGATACTAGATATGAGCTGAAAATGAAGTTAATTATTTAATATATCACAAAATGATAAAGAGTATGACAGATATCATTCGAAAAATATGTAAAGAGAAAGAATTGAAAAAAATGGCTTTATTTATCAAGAAACTCGAACCTACTATTATTTCGTTTTTACACTTTGTCAGTATCAATTGTATTCACGAAAAAAGAGGTAATATTGAACAAGCAACACGTATACACAAGTGTATTCAAGATATCTATTTTATACCATTTACTGGCCGCATGACGTTAACGTATGGAGATATAACAGAAAGCCATAAAGGAATGCAAAACATTGGAAAAATGTCAAATGAAGGTTTTTCACTTGATGATTTAAATCATGCTGCTGCTTATTTCAAAAAGAGAGGATATAAGACCAAAATTATTCACCTCAACAAGTATTTACCAAAAAATAATAAGAAAGATAGTAATATCGATCAAGAAAAATTAATGCAAGCAAAAAAAGAAGATGAATACCAAGCGTATGTATTTATCGCAAGAAATGGATTGGAAGCACTAACACCTTATAGAAAAACTGAAATAGCGACCGAGGTTCTGATTTATCCATGGGATAGTAAATTGTATAATGATCAACAAAAAATTGTTCAAAATAAGAATACACGACACACTCTAAATTTTAGTGATGAATCGCAAACAGCCAATTTTGAACAGGGAAAAGGTACCACCATTGAGTGGAGTGATGCCCAAATTGTGTATCATATGAAAAATAAATTAGTCGATGTGTTTGGTGAACATGCAAAAAACTTGCAATGTGAAGGTAATAAGTATTATGATCCCCAAAAAACAGGTATAGGATATCACGGTGATACGGAGCGTAAGAAAGTAATTGGCCTTTGTCTTGATGAAACAAAGATGAATTTACATTACATGTGGTATTATAAAAACCGTCCTCGTGGATACAACATATCAATGTTTTTAGAACCAGGTGATATCTATTGCATGTCTGAAAAAACGGTGGGAACTGATTGGAAAAAATCAAGTATTTATACGTTACGGCATGCAGAAGGTGCTCCCAATTATACCACCAAAACGCCAAATGTTATTGTTACTCCAAATACTGTTTCGGATGATGCAGATATTATTTTGGGTGATATTACTTTACCTGCTGCCTCTCCAATTCTCTTTTATGCCGAAAACGATCCTGAACACGGCTATCTGTCCAACTACTACGGACGTCTGAATGCACGTGACTTTGTGCTGCGTATCAACAATATAAACTGGCCAAGTGTGGAGCATTACTTTCAGGCTTCCAAGTTTGCATCTGCTGCTGATGCAGCGAGTGTTGCCTATGTCTCGCTCATCGCAAACGCCAAAACCCCGAACATTGCAAAGATTCTTGCTCAGCAAAAGACGGGGGGTGGCTACAAATGGCGCACAGCGTTAAACGAACCTATTGCAGCCTCGCTTGCCGCTGGCGTTCGACCTCGACCCGACTGGGACGTTCATCGCAACACAGTCATGGAAGAAGCAGTTGCTGCGAAGTTTAAACAAAATAAAGAACTGCAAGATCGTCTACTTGCCACTGGAGATGCACCTTTGGTAGAGGCGAGTCCACGTGACTCGTATTGGGGCGCAGGTGCTGATGGCAAGGGGCAAAATCGACTTGGCCAAATTCTTGAGCGAGTGCGCGCCAATCTTTTGCAACGGCAAAAGGAATAAAATACCTTACAAACAGTAAAATAAATTTTAAGGTTGCGTTTACCTTAAAATGATATCTAATTAATTAAACACTTCTGCAAAAGCCTTGAACTTATTCAAGGTAATGTACATTTAAATTAATTTTACGACCAATACGATTTGCTCGTCCAATCACCTGTGTTTTTTGGTAATCGTGTAGACGATGATAGACAATAATGTCGGTCGTTTGTTCCAGATTGAGACCAGCTCCAGAATGAATGGTGTTTAAGAGCAAGACATTCACATGACCTGTTTTATACAAATCAATGGTATTGTCACGCTTTTCTTTGGTTCCTCGCAACTCCAGGTAATGAATCTTTTTCTCTTCCAAAAATTTTTTTAGGATAAGAAACGATTCGTTAAAATTACTAAATACCAGAATCTTCTTATTCACGGAGTCAGAAATAATACTCATAATAGTTTGAACTTTGTTCATGGTTCGAATGACAGCTGTTTCTTCACGAACATCACAATCTTCTGTAATAATACACTTTCCAGTATCCATTGACTTGCACATCATACATACTGTAGGATTAAAACAAGCACCACAGAATGGAGTCTGGCAACATGTCAGCATATAAAGATCACGATGCGGACCATTACAACATACACAACGATGTTCGGATGCGTATCGCTGAAGACGTTCATCCAATAATTGAAGATGGCTCTGGATGGTTTGAATTTTATCAATATTGTTTTCATCAGACATTAATTCATTAATACGGAGCGTTTTACGACGTTTGAATGCATAAATGATGGTAGTTGGACCATGAAAAGGAGGTGTAGATGGAGTTGCGGTACTCAACTCGGTGGACTCCATTTCGACTGGCGAAACAATAGAAGATGTAGTGCAAATGCCAAATGCACTTAGTACACCAGGCATATTTCCAGCCTCAATCATTTCCATAATGTTTGGATTCACCAATCCTTCGAACAATTTAGCAATATCACATGTAATTTTATAATAGATATGATTGGTGATGGGCATATCATAACTTGCACGAACAAACTGGTCATCGTTTTTGAGGATAATATGTTGAACAATATCCATTTCTGGTAATAAATCACTCGTAAAGCCGGTTCGTCGGCGTGGATACAACTCATACGGTGTGGCAGTAACCAACCAGTAAAACATGGCAGTACATTCCTCCATAGAAGCAATTTTAAGACTGGCTGGCTCATCGATAACAAACCGTTTCCAACACTTATTTCGATAGACTTGTGAAAAAAGATTGTAAATGGTATGAGATAACAAAATTACATCGTATTTACTTAAATCGACTCCTTCAATATCGGATTTGTTATAAATAGAGAGATAACGTAACGTTGTACGACTCAATTCAAAAATCCATTGTGACAATAAGGATACATTTACCAGAATGAGGGAGGTTTGCACCGTTGTAAACTCTTTAACCTTGATTTTAGTAACAAAAGTAGAAGATTCTTTCTTTTCTTTGTAAAAATAGCGATCGCATTCATCAAACACGGTTTTTCCAATTAATCCCAATACCGACAATGTCTTGCCATACCCAGGCAAATCGGATAAAATACCAATACGCGTTTCGATATAGGTTTCGCTATCAATCACTACTTTACCCTTTTTTTCTAATTGTTCCATGTCACGAATACTCTTTTTCTGATGTTTATATAGTGGTACCGTAATAAAGTCTGTTACCATATCTAATTCTAATTCTGGATCTAGCATCATTACAAATGTTACTTTTTCAAGCTCAATTGACCTTTACTTTAGTAAACGTTTATTACTTTAAATTGTAAATTTTATTTTTGGTAATATAAAATGATAGAAGAAGACTTTTGGAAGATTATAAAATCCCATGAAATGTTTGGATATACGCAAGATGATCCGGATGATCGTAAGATTATAAACACGTTACTTGCGGCGAAGGTACTAACCCTCCATCCCAATTCAAGCGCGACCTATAGTTGTGAGTTAGAAGGAGAAAAACCATTTGATCTAGAAACAAAAACCTTTTATTTGAAATCCATTTTTCATAACAATAGGCCGT